TACAGCCCTATTCAAAATATTCATGTTTGTTATCTTGTCATCTTTGGTTTGTTCAAACGGTGCTCTGTCATATTTGGTTGCTTCATTTTTTGCTCCAGATACGGCAGCATCAATTCTTTTATCTTTGTCACCCAAACCTTCATCAAGACTTTTAATCATGAATAAGTCGTTATCAGTTTCGTCATCTCTAAGATGTGTGTATTCTAGCTCAACAATCTTACCAGCTTCAAAAGGACAAGTCTCTCCGCCTGCCTTCTTATACCAGTAAGCAATTCCGTTAATTTCTATACCACGACCACCTGCGATAACTTTATCAATTTTGGTTGTTTTATGACCATCTTCAACTTTTTTTAACGCCATTGATACTTACCTCCTTTGTTAATTTTTTTGCGTACCAAGTAGCTTTTCTACTTGCCCTTGCTCTTTCGACTCTTTCTCTTTTCTTTTTTGCAGAGTCAGTTTTTAGGTTGTTGTGTCGAAACATTTTTTTTCCTCCTCAATGTTTTATTTCTTTCTATTCTAGCTTTTGCTCTTTTTTTTTTCATTTCTTCAACATTCTCTTCTTGTTGTTGTTTAAAAAACCCAGAGCCTTTTCTAAGTCTCTTCTTGTTTATCGTCATATTCTTCACCTCTTCCTGATTCAAGAATCCATCTTTTGAAACTTGCCCAGTTAACGGTGCACTCTATTGGCATATCGTGGTCTTTCCAAAGCCTTTGTAGCATTTCATGTATGTTCTCACCAAACCATTGGTATCTAGTCCTGCGATGCACATTGTCTACAAAATCATAATCATCTTTTGCTTCTATCACAAAAAAACTACCATCTTCTTTCATCATGTCATAAATTTTATATTTCATAGTTTACCTCCTTGACAAAATAATATCATTTGTATATATTTTTGTCAATAGGAGATATAGATGAAAAACATGATTACTGTAAAGGAAATCTGGCGTAAAAGATTATTTGAAGATACATCATATAAAAAAATTGGAGAAGAATTAGGTTGTTCAAAACAATATTTATCTTTTATTTGTAACAAAAGAAGAAACATGCCAGAAAAAATTAAAGAGGATTTGTATTCTGAATTTAAAGAAAAAAAAGATACATTTACAGAACCCGAACAAATTAGAATTAAAAGAAAGCTTTTAGATTTAAGGTTGTCTGATGTTGCTAAAGAAGTTGGTACATTTGCACCAGTTGTTTGGAAAATTGAAAAAGGTGTTCTTAAAAATTCTATATTTATAAATAGGATTAAAGATTATTTAGAAGTGTAGCCTTTACCATCTACTAAACATTCGTAACCCTTTTGTTTGTTTGGTATAAACATGTGTTGTTGAACATGAAAAAATCCATTTGATTTTGCGTGTACTACACTTAGACCTCTTTGTGTATTGTCAAAAGGCGAGTACAGTCCGCCAGGCATACGAGACAAATCTGCTAAACAACCATTTGCAAAACCACCAAGTAGAGAACCATCTAGTTGTGTGGCAACAGTCATGTCAAATCTATGATGATGTCCAAAGACTATACTTCTATTGTAATATTTTAGATTTACGTTAGCTATATGCTGTGGTGTAGCAAAGCCCTTTTTTTCATGTCCATGCATATAGAATAATTTTCTGTTTAACGTAAAAGGTGTTGATACATTTCTAATTTTAAATTTTCTAAACTCTAGTATTTCATGTATGTGTAATTTGTTAGAAAGAAAAGGAGCAAGTGCTGCACAACAAGATAAGATTTTTTTCTGCATTCTTTGTTCATGATTACCTTCAAAAAAATATATGTTTGCATTCTTGGCTATTTTTCTAAGATTATTTAGAAACTGTACGCCCTCAAACAACTCTATTTCTATATTTGATGCTGTAAGGTCTGGAGAAAAAGTGCTTAATGGATAATAGTCTAATAAATCTCCACCAATAATTATATTATCTTTATCTGTAAGAGCTAGGTCTTTGATAATTTCCATAGCCATTGCTAGGGCTTTTTTATCCTCATAAGGTATGTGTATATCAGAGATAAACACTGTCCTAGTATGTGTCTTCTTAATCTTCATTGTCCTTTGAAGAATTCAGTGATAATGTCTAAACCTTCGCCACTTTTCACCATATCTGTTGACAATTTTATCACATACCAACCTAAAAGACAAGCATTATTGTATTTTTCCATATCTTTAAAATAACTTGAAGCTCGATTATGTCTACCATAAATCCAAATACCGCCCTCAACCTCAACTGCAAGTTTCTGTTCCATGAATGCTAAATCGAAACGCCATTTTCTAGTAGGGTGAAATTTATATTCTCTTAGAGGCACAGGCAAATCTGTAGATAAGATTTGGTCAACCAAAAGTTTAGGATAATCTATTTTTGGTTTCTTGATACGAATTGTTGTTGGCACTGAGTCCTTTGGAGCTCTACCCATTTTTCAAATCCTTCAGCACGTTTTTCTGCAATTCTATTTGCTTCTAGTTGTGCTTCTGCCATTTTTTCTAATGACCTTGCAATTGTTCTAATAAGTTCTGTGCTACCGTTACCGTTATTATTTTGTTGTTGTTTTAAAACAAGCCATACTATAACAACTAAAGCAGGTGCTTGTGACAACATTGCTAATAGTTCAGTTTCCATTCAACATCTCTCTTAATAGACTATTTTGCTCTTGGCAATTCTTTAAGTCTATCACAGAATTGATTGCATCAGTATTTTTTATACAAAGATATCCCGAGATGTCGGTTGGGCACTCTACAAATTCAACTTTGTTATATTTTATTTTTTTTGGCAAAGTTCTGTTAAAATGTACTGCTTTAGAGCATGATACAAGCCCAAACAAGATAAAAGCAATGATAATATATGCTTTTTTGCTAAACTGCCTTATTTGCCCTGTTTCTGTGCGTCTCATGCGATATCGACCTAATTACTGAGAGGATTTGAGGTTTGAGCCTTTAATTCGTCTAATTTAGCCTCTAGCACCTCTAATTTCTTATCTATGATGGCAACTTCCTTCTGTAACTTCTCAACAGTGTCAGAACCTACTGCTGCAGACACAGCGTCAAGTCTATTGTTAAATACTCCCCAAGCATAAAACCCACCACCTATTGTCATTACCACTCCGATAATCATTGCATACTTCTGTAATGCTTCTATCATTTTACCTTCCTTGTAGAATGTTAAGTTCTTTTTCTAGTATAACTCTTTTTAGCGTAGCTTGTCTAATACGTTCTTGATAAATATATAATGGGTCTTTCATAGCTACCTGTTGCATTTTGTTTTCTGTATATATTTGTTTACCACCCAATGTACGAAAATCTTCATAAACTTTGTTTTGGTATATCTCTCTGTTGTCAACATACTGTGTATAGTATGATGATAAGTCTACTTGTTTAGATTCTATAACTTTAGCAGCAATAATATTTGTAACAGCAAGTTGCTTGTCTACACTTTTAATTGTTTTTTTAATTTCTTTTTCTATGTTTTGCACACTGACTTCTACTGTAACTTCTGTGTCTTCTACAGATTCTTGTTCCTCAGTAGACTCAGCGACAACTTCTGTAGTTGGTTCATTTTCTGCTGATGGTTCTTCTTTGACTGTTTCCATAGCGGAGCTTTGTGTAGGCTCTGCTTCTTCAACAAATTCTTCTTCAATTGCTGCCACAGACGGCTCATTACTAATTTCTTCTTCTTCAGGTTCTTCAACAATTTCAGGTCCTCCAAAAACTTGTAGTATTTCGACCTCCTCAAATTCTTCTTCTAATTCTTTAGCTGTTTCTATAACTTCTATAAACTCTTCTTCCAAAACAACCATTGGTAAAAATTCTTCAATCAGTGGCATCTCAATAATTTCTTCTATAATTTCTGGTTGTTCAAATATCTGTTCCCACTCTTCAAACTCTTCTATAACTTCCATTATTTCTTCTATGGTTTCTTCTGGTATTACAGTATTGTCATAAGTCATTGTTAATTTTGCACCTAACAGATTTGGTCCACCCATATTTACAAAGCTACCTTCGTCTACGCCTTCCCATTCCCAATAGAATTGATTACTACCTTCTCCAGAATATGTGACTGTATCTTCATATTTAAAAGCGTTATTGCCATATCCAGAGTCATCGTTTCTGGTTTGGTTAACTGTAGCAAGAGTATTGCCATCTTCATCTAATATCTTAACAGTTGTTGTATAGCTATCTTGTCCTGCTCTATGCTGACCACATTGATAAGCAGAGCCAGTCCACTCACAGTTTTGCACAATTGTAGTCGAGTTCAGAGTTACACCGTTGTCTAATTTATCTTGCGTTGTTGTATCGCCATTTGTTACAATATTAAGTAATGTACCAGTATAGTTTATACTTCCTGTACCTGTTGTTTCTAGCTCTTGTCCCCAGTCTCTTATGGTTCCTTCAACTGTAAAACCATTAGTTGTTACATTTGGTATAGAGCTATCAACAGATTGATAATTACTTGGATTATTACCAGCGTTTGGTAATAAGTTGCCTGTTGTGATTTCTTCTGCTGTTACTGCCCATGCTACTAAAAAAACAACTATAGAAACATACAGTACCCTAATCATCATCTCCATATAAATCATACTCCGAATCTACTGGTACAAATTCTGTTTTATTGTCTATTGCGTGCCTACGTTTTAGCTTTTGTATATACTGGTCATAATCAGGTCTTTCTACATCATATTTTTTCCATTGGTCTTCTGCATCTTTTCCTATCTTACCTTCAAATGGGCATGGTGTCCCTGCGTGTTCCATAGCAGAGAATACTCTGTCGTCCTGACAGAGAATTGCGATTGATGCAACTCGCATATTAAAATCATACAGAAGCTTTGATAGTTTCATTCTTTCACAATTCTCATCAGTAACATATGTTCCACCAGACACACCAAATCCAGTGACTTGTACGCCACCACTTACACCAACTATACATAAATCTTGTGAGTAAGAACTCATAGATGGGGCAGTCGCAGTTCCGACTGGTATTTTAGAATTTTTTGTCGAATTGGTCGTAGAATTCGTAGTTGTGTTAGTTTGTCCACCACTATAAGTGTTATTAGTAGTAGAAGTATACCCACCAGATATAGAAGTATTAGTACCGCTAGTATTGGTTTGGTTACTTGTAGAGTTATCGGTGGCATTTGCCCCACACGTCAAAAATAAAACTAAAACAAATACCCATATGCTACTCCTCATTCCTTATTTTATTAAGTTCTTCAGCTAGAGAATCGTTCTCCTTGTTTTGTATTCTGTATTTCCAATCTTGTATTTTTTTTTCTTTTTTCTTTTCGTGCTCTAATATTGCTACTTTGTCTTCTAAAGAAGAGACTTGCTGCTGTAATTTTCCTACTTTACGCTTTTGCATATACTCCTGCATTGCAGCAAATCCCTTACTCAACAAACTTGTTACTATGGAAGAAACAATTTTACTAATCATTAGTCTTTCTTCTCTTTAAGTATCATAGATATAACAGCAGCAACAGATGCTAATGCTGTTGAGATTGT